TTAGTTGCAATGATAGTAGAATCATATATTTTAGCCCAAGGAACTACTCCTTCGGATTTTCCATTTCCGGTAATATTTGATCCTCTACCTCTAATTCGGCTAAGGGAAATTCCAACTCCACCTCCGTAAGAGGTAAGTCGCATAAGTTCAGCGTTCGTAAGGCCAATACCTCTGATTGAATCTGGAGTATCGATGCCAAAGCAACTGATCGGTAAGCCTCGGTCTGTTCCCGTGTTTGAGAGTACTGGGCTTGCAAGTCCAATCCATCCATTCCAAATATATTTAAAAAATTTATTTTCTAAGTCAGGGCGATTCAAACGCATCGCTACAGCGTGTGCTACTCTTCTATATGCTTTTTTAGGAGTTTCACCTGGTAGTAAATAACCTTTAGAGATAGTACTAAGTGCTACTTCATCAAAATATTCAGGAAAATCTTTACCACGTTCCCATTGTGTATAATCTACTGTTAAATTATTATCCATTGTTTATTAAAATATTGATTCGTCCCAAGTTAAGTGACCTTTTGAATAATTAGTTACTCGATTTGCAAAGAAATCAGTATGTTGTTTTCCAGCAGATAAGTGATCAAACCATTTCATTCTTTCAACTGCTGTTATGTCTATATTTGAAATAATTGGTTTATATCCTAAATCACCTAATTTAGTATTTACTCTATTTTTAATAAAATGTTCTAAATCATACTTTGAACAACCTTCTAAATCACCAAGCTCATAAACTTTATTAATAAAATCAAGTTCTAGTTTAAGAGAAAGTAATGCGGCTTCATTAATAGCGGCTTCAAGTTCTTGAGTTTTTAATTTTGGATTTTCTTTAATTAATGTTCTAAATAACCAACAACCTGCTTCGGAATGCATTGATTCATCTCTAATAGACCATTCAACAATCTGACCTACACCCTTAAGTTTATTACGCATTTTAAAACTTAATAATATAGCAAATGAAGAAAATAAATTTACACCTTCCGTAAATGCTGAAAATATTGCTAATGATTTTGCTACTTCATGCCAATTAATTTCTTCACCAAAACTATCTCTTACATCCATTAAGTTTTGGATTTTTGCCATTGTAGCATCATCTTCTAAAAACTCATCAAAATTTTCAAGACCTAAAGTTTCATTTAATAATGAATAAGCTTCTGCATGGATTGTTTCAAATGCACCAAATGTAGTAGCCATCATAATAATTTCAGGTTTACGGAACCATTTAGTTACTAATCCGGACCAATAGTCATTTACTACTGTTTCTGTTTGAGCAAAACCTTTTAAGATTGAACCAATAATATTTTTCTCAGTTACATTTAAATTTGAATTCCAATCATTTAAATCGGACATCATAGGTACTTCTGTGTGTAGCCAATGTGCTTGTTGTTGTTTAAGCCAATAATCTGCTGCTTCTTGGTATTCAAATGGTTTGTACACTAACCGAGGTTTTATAATATTTGTCATAGTTTTAATTAAGAGTTAAGTTCAAAAAATTTATTGCGTAATTCTTGTTTATCCATATAATCAATAGTATTGAATACTGGGGAAGAATTTTGTTGAGGTGAGGTTTCATCTCCATCGTCTTCAGATCTTTCCGAGACTTCAAAATGGCCAGTAGAAGTATCTGCTTTTACATTAAAACTCATACCATCCATACCGTATCTGTTTTTCATAATGTGAAATCTTCCTGTTCCATTAACTTTATCTTGACGTTTTCTTGATAAGGATATAGCTACATCAGTGACCATCATTTTATCATATGATCCTGCTGCTTTATCGCCTTCAATAATGTCATCTTTTGCGCCTGCGCGATTTACCTGAGATACAGACCAAACTGGTAGTTGTAATTCTCTAGCAAGTGCTTTAGTGCTTATATAAATATCATCTATTTCATCCTTACGCTCACGATTTGTTCTTTTTGAACGAAGAAGATCTACATAATCAATAATAATCAAATCTGGTTTGAAATCTTGATCAATACATTTTTTAATATGAGATTCAATAGTAGACATTGATGCTTTTCCAGGAGAATATTCTTTAATAATTAATTGCCCTTGTAATTCTGAATGGATTACCAAAAATTAAACCAAAGTCACCATTTCCTAAACCTCCTTGTAATAAAGTATTAAATGGTTCCCAAGGACAAGGTACTACAATTCTATGATCTTCACGGTAACGAGATTCAACTTCTTTATTGTATTCATGCCCAACATGTTTGTCTTGACCCGCTTTTAATGCGTTATCAATTAATAAACGGATTGTATCATAATCTCCCGCATTTAAAAATTGAACGCTGTTTAACAACGCTTTTTTAAGTTGTTGATTTTTACAAAAGTTCGAAAATTCTTCTTCAATATATTTAAGATCTTCATCTGATGCTTTATAGGCTTCACGGAGTTGTTCTTTAACTGAGACTTGAAGTACTTCATTATCAATTTTCTTCAGTTCTACCTTTAAAACATCCATTGAAGGTGTTGTATGATATTTTTGATAATATTTTAAAATCTCACTAGTAATCCATTTGTGAGCTTGATTATCAAAATACTCTTCACTAATAACATCATGGATATTTAATAAGAATTCCTTATGTGTTAATAGTGAGGATAGTACTTTAATTTGGAATGCGCTTCCATATTGTGATAAATTACTTAATGTCATATAACTTTTTACTTAAAACTGTTTAATACTTTAAATGTGTCATTAACCCAAAACTCAACATTTTTGATTAGATGACCTAACCCGTCATCATGGTAAAATCGTAAAAAAGCTTCAGTGTTCAAAACTAAAGTATCATCTTCGGCAAATTCCGTTAAAAACTCTTTATCATTATCATCTAATAAAGGTTTTTTTAGGTTCATGATTTTATAATTTTGTTCTAATCTATCGCGTTCAAAAGCAATGCGAGAATAAATAACATGTTCTTTATACTTAGATTCTGCAATAGAAAAGATGTCATCTAAACTTAGTATATTAGTAGATAATTCAGGGAATTTTTTTAATAATCCTTTAATTCCTAATCCCTTTACACCTGCTATTTTATCTGAATTATCTCCTAATAAGGTTTTATATAAAATAAAATTTTCGGTTAATACACCAAATTTTTCTTTAACAGTGTCTTTAGTATAATATTCCTTTTCTATTGGCCTATACACTATAACATTGTCGTTAATCAGTTGTATAAAGTCTTTATCCGATGAAACAATAAAACATTTGGAATTATATGTTTTAGGTAAAATATCACTATAATACGCTATAATATCATCTGCTTCTGCTTTATCAATTGCAACTGTTTTAACAGGTAAACATTTTAAATAATGAGCAATGCGAACTATCTGTTTAATTTTAGCATCATCTTCATCTTCTAAATCTTCAAATACTTCCCAGTTTGTGATTCGAGTTATATTACGACCCGATTTATATTCGGGGAGTAGGTTCTTTCTATTAGTAGAAGAACCCATTCCGTCGAATACTACAAACACAGATGTTGGTTGAATTTGATTAATTAAAGATCCTAATGATCTAATAAAACCACCTAAACCTCCTACGTGTACTCCTTGGGGATTTACTATATTCATCATAGCAAAATTTCTAAAAAATAAATTTAACCCATCAATTAAAAGTACACGATCGTATCTATTGGATGAAACTGTGTCCTGCTCCTCAAGATTATCAAGAAGTTTAAGTAATTCTTTTTTTTTCATATTAATCTGGTTCTTGGGTAAAGATATTTTCAGGTTCAAATAAATCTTGTTCCTCGAAAATATCAAAATCCATACCTCCAAGTACTTTCATCCATTCAGATGCGTGTGCATCTTTATATGATTTAAGTTCCTTGTCAGTATCATTAATGAATCCGTGTGGAGTCATAATAATTTTTCCTCTTGACTGGACACCATTAATATGGTTTTTATCAATTTGAATATTTGTACGTTTAGCAAATTCTACTTGCTTACCATCTTTAATCGCTTTGATTTTAGATGTACCAGCATTTGAAATATTACCAAATGTTACCACGAACGTAGCATCAAACCACATTGCAAATCCACCTTTGTTCATTAACTTAGGTTGACCCATAGGTACTTCTGCTTTTGCAGTCCATACTTTATTTACACATACTAATGTATTAGTGTATGGTGATGATTCTTTACGGGATAATGTAATCTTCTGATTAACACTGTTACCAAATTGGGTTGACATTGCTCCTGCATTCCATTCGTTATTGTTTTTATTTGACTTAACGGACATTTCACAAGGAATTGAACCAATTGAATCCCACAAAAATAATAAATCATAAGGTAAATTGCCTTTTTTCTGTTCATCTAACAAATCTAAAACAAATGCTGCTACGTCTTCAATAGTGTGTAGAGTTTCACGATCAACATAAATAAAGTTACCTTCGTAATTTAAAATTTCACCAGTAGATTCGTCTATAATTTCATTTACTTGAAGACTCATTTGAATAGCATGTTCCCAATTCCATTTCATCTCAGTTACAATAAATACAGGTAAAACACCCATTTTTTGGGCTGAAACCGCTGCTTCAATCATAGCGGTTGTTTTACCTGTATCACTGTGTCCGCGAAGAAGTACAATGTGGCCCATTGGAATCCCTGGTACTGAGGTTACATCTTGAAATGCTGTGCTTAGTGGAATCCATTTTTGCTCTTTAAATTTTACGTTTGAGTTGAGCATTTTTTTTTCCTTAAACTTAGTTAAATCAAATTTAGATCTAAGTTCAGAGGAGAAAGCAGCCGTTAGCGATTCGCTTTTTTTACTTCTTGCCATATATTTTTAAATTAAAAGGGTGAATCGTCTTCAAACAAAGCATCAAATTTATCTGCTTTACTCGTTTGTTCTTTTACCGGAGTTTTGATTGAATAAGCCTTAGAAGGTTTTTCAACTACTTCTTCTTCTTTTTCATCATCGATGATAGCACCTTCTTCATACTCATCTTCAGGAGTTAACCATTCTTGAAGCGATTGCTTCATTTCCTCATATGAATATTTTTTAAATACTTCCATAGGATTAGGTTGATTGTCTAACAATGCTTCGATTGCTGATTTACTATCTGCCAATTGTGTTTCTTTAACTTTGGGCATAATAGTTGTTTTGTTGTAGTTTGTACCTGTTACTTCAGGACCTACAGTAGTTAAAGTAATATCACGACCATTTACTACGTCTGTAAAATCACCTACATCTTCGTTATCAGCAAGATTTAAGAAATCCATATATAATTCCTTACCAAATTGCCACAATTTAACACCTTCTGCTTCTTCACCACGTACAACAACAGGAACAAAGATACGCATTTTTGGATCTAATTTCTTAGCCAAACGCCAATTTTCCTTGTCGCTAGTGGTACGCAATTGTTTTGCAAATTCTACGATTGGATCTTTCTCACCAAAATTAATTGGAGATACCATAGTATTTTTTCCAATACCATAGTGGAAATACATTTCCGTAAAAGGGTTT